GGCCTTGCTCGCCTTGGTGGCCTTGGATACCCTGTTCGCCCTGCGGGCCGGTATTACCAGTATCACCCTTGGGGCCTTGAGGCCCGGTGGCACCAGTAGTTCCAGTAGGGCCAGTAGCCCCGGTGGCACCAGTAGCACCAGTAGCACCAGTAGGGCCAGCAGGGCCAGCAGGGCCTTGGACGCCTTGGGGGCCAGCAGGGCCGGCGGGGCCAGTTGCTCCTGTGGCTCCAGTCGGGCCAGCAGGGCCTTGAATGCCAGCGGCACCTTCAAGGTTCACAGTCCAAGAAGCATAGGTGCCAGACCCGGAGTGGCGATTGATGTCGGCAACCATCGCACCTGTGACGGCATTGTAGGAGATGACATCGCCGTGCATATGGTGCGCCGCGTCGTAGGAGATGATGATGCTCTGCTGGGTCGTGTAGGCCAGCCCGGTGGCGACCGTGAGGTTCTTCGTGCCGTTGCTGACGGTCAGGCTGGTGGTCGAGGTCGTGGCGTACTTGTCGCCAGCGGGGCCAGTAGATCCTTGGGGGCCAGTAGCGCCAGTAGGGCCGACAGGGCCGACAGGGCCTTGGGGGCCGGCAGCTCCAGCAGGGCCGGTGGCCCCAGTTGCACCAGTAGCGCCGGTGTCACCCTTGATGCCTTGAGGGCCAGTAGGGCCGGAAGGGCCAGTAGCGCCGGCAGGGCCTGTGGCGCCGGCAGGGCCGGTGGGGCCAGCGATGCCTTGGTCACCTTGGACGCCTTGCTGACCTTGCGGGCCTTGTACACCCTGAATGCCTTGAACACCCTGCGGCCCGATTGCTCCAGGGGTTCCCTGAGGGCCGGGTTGCCCCTGCGGGCCGGTATCACCGATAGGCCCTTGCTCGCCCGGAATTCCCTGAGGCCCCGGTAGGCCAAGGTTGTAAGTCATCGTGGAGTTAGTCTCCCCGACGATGGTCAGCGTAATCTGGCTAGGGATGGAAAGGGGCATTAGGCGGTGGTCACTTCTTCGATGACGTTCACATAGTCCGTCTGGGTGTACTGGATCTGCGAGGCAGACCACTTGATGCGAAGGTCGATGACGGCCATCCCAATCGTCCACCCGGTAGTGTCAAGGTATGACAGGGTGAAGTCCAGGTTGTTGGGAGCAACCGTGACGGTCAGCGTGTACTTGTTGCCACGGTTGTCGCGGAGCATCGAGGTAACCACAGCTCCGGCCAGAGTGGCGGGAGCGCCAGTACCCGGCGTGTAGGTGCCGTTGGCACCGAAGGTCGAACCACGCTTGAAGACGGCGAACTGCATATCAGAAGATGTTCACGGTTTCCCAGACGTCGTCCTTGAAGATGTGGTACGATCCGTCGGCAGGGGGTCGCGGGACGCCAAGGTTGCCCCAGATGATAGTCTGCGTGGGAGCATCGGGGGACTGGGCTACATCCCGGCGCACGAAGCGATTGTTAGCCACAGTTTCAGACAGGCCACCGGGCAGGGTGATTGGGCTGTTGACCCCAGAGGCGATGATGTCTGACGCAATCTGGCATTGGGTCTGGATGAGTGTCTGCGAGACGTCGCCCTCGATGGTGACCTCAAGGTAGGTTGACTTGCGGGCGGCTCCGTCGAGGAACTGGTTGACCTCGGTGGTATTGAAGGAGACGTTGCCGACGTAGCCATCGTATCCGATGAGACCAGCGTTGGTGGCGGTCATCGTGACGTCTTCGGTGAAGACAATGTCGAACTGGAAGGCGCCGGTCTGGTATGCCGTGCTACCCTCGATGATTTCGTTGACCGATTGAGCGATGTTGGTGACGCTCTCGTTGAAGTTGAAGGACAGCTTGAACACCTCGGTGCCGTTGTCGATATTGAGGATGTACGAGCCAGCCTTCGGGTCGGGTTCGATGCCAAAGCGGATGATCTTATTGACGCCGTTCCAAGTGGTGATGTTGGTGACGGTAATCGCAGGGCTGGCAATCTGCGTAAAGTCGCTGGCTAGGGCGATTGGGTTCTGGCGCAATTCAACGAGCAGAATCTCGTTGGTGGAAACATCGCCAGCCTGGACAAAACTGATGGCCTCGTAGGAGGCAGGGGTAAGGGTGTCAGGGCCAGCGGTGATGGCTGGCTTGGTGCCGTAGGTCAGCCAAGTGACGACGTAGGCGTTGCCAGCCTTGGAAACGGAAACGCCGCCATTGGAGGTGACGTCGGACAGGGCGTTGAGCGCCACGGAGACGGCAGACGCGGTGGCGTTGAAGGGCAGGGCGGCGGTCTCGTTGCTGTTGACCAGCAACTTCCAGGTGCCAGCGGTAGGGTAGGCGTTGAGATCCCCAACAGCCAACTGAATGGTGGAACCGGGCGGGAAGGGAACTTCGTAGGGGACGGCCCCTACGCCGGCGCCAGACAGAATGTGCAGCTCGACCCGCGAGACGTTGCCTTGGTAGAAGGTAGGCGTCTGCGCTGGCGTGAACGAGGTAGGGCTATTGAGGAGACGGTTGGAGTCCGTCGCCATCCAGAGTTTGGTGGTCGTAATAGCCATAATCCTACCATTTGCCTATAGTCAAACTGGCCTTTTAGGGCCACGGCCGCACCTGGATGGTGCAATTGTCCGGGTTGCCGTCCTTGGTGTAGCCCACCCAAGCACCGCCCCAAGCGTCCTGCTCGGTCTGGAATGCCCTAGTTGGGAGTCCACCGCCTTCTGGCTCGAAAAAGAAGCCACCAAATGCTAGGTCATCGGAGATAGTCACAGGGCCATACAGACGCTGATCTACAACCCACTTGACCTCATTGTGGTAAATCCTAGCCACCAGATACCGCTGGCAGTTGTAGTCCAAAGCCCACCCATACAGTTCCGGCTGTTGAACGTACCCTACATCCACGATGTACTGCGGGAAAAATGGGTATTTCCAAGTGCGCCCCATCCATCCAGCATAGAACGGCTTGGTCTTGTCGTATGCGTCAGAGCCGTCAGCGATAAGTGCTAGGGTGACATTACCAAACTGCGATCCTGCCGTCCGTGAGTCTTGGTTTCCGATGATGAACAAGTTGTAGACTTCATTTCTCTCAAGGTGGAAACGACCACCGTTGTTGATGAACGGAGAGCCGAAGTCGCTACCAGCGGTCAACGACCCGGTAGGGTAGACCCAAGCCTTGATAGCCTGTCCTTGAAGTGGCGGTTTGAAATCTGACTCTGCACTAGCAGTAAAATCATCTGCTTTTGAATTAGTCCACAGGATGTCACCCTTGACGATTTGGATGGAGTCCGGGTCGATGACCTCATCGCCCTGCGGGGCGACTACCACCTCGAAAGGCTGGTACTTCCGAGGCTCGATGTACGGAGGCCAAGTGATTGCCCCGACAACGCGCTGTTGGACGACAGGTACGCCCATACCAGTCCAGTTGACTTCGCCTACCAAGAAGCCATCGACCTGATACTCACCAGACGGCGCGGAGATGCCGGGAGGGATGCCAATGGCACCAGTCTCGGGGGCAAGTTCATCGTCCTCGGAGACGTAGATGTAATAGTCGGTCGTCTCACCTTGGTTGTAGGTAATCTTGAAGGCGTACACATAGGTGTACACGCCTTGGGATAGGACGAAGTATCCGTCATTGTTGGCCCAAGGGCTAGTCTCGTCCGTACCGAAGTTGGCGCTCCTACCAAGGCGGGAGTCAACCGTGATGACATCGACCCGCTTCTGGAGCGAGTGCTTCATCGGGCCATCCAGGGATGGGTTCCAGACGTTGCCTCCGCGCCCAATCTTCAAGACGGAATAGGTGGTGATTACGTCACCATCGACCTCCTCCTTGGTCTCAACCTTGACTTGGTACTGGTTGATGTACGGATCTTGGAGGTCGGGAGGGTCTGGAATGTAGACATCCCGGTCGTCGGTAGGAATGGTCAGCGTACCTACGGCGTTCTGCTCGACAACCCACAACCCAGTAGAAGGACTCTTCCGCGCTGAACCAACCAAGATGTAGCGGCAGTTGGTGTTAGGCGGGTAGTCGCCGTTGGACTGGATGAAGGAAGGAAGTCGTCCAGGGCAACCGGGGTCGTACTCGCCGGCGGGCATCACCACGCAGATAGGGCCATAGTCGGTCTTCTCCTTGATGTTGTAAGGCTGGAGAATCCAGACGCGCCAGACATCATCGCCAAAAGTGTTGTCTGTGAAGCCGTCGTCGCCAACGTTGTACTCCATCGACTCGACAGGCGGGGTGTCTGGGTCGTAGGTGGAGTTGCTCTCTAGAGCTGCCTGTGCGCCCTCCGTGATGATGGTAGTTGCGGAGTCTCCCGGGGCAAGGGTGACTGTCTCCTCAACTCCATTGATGGTCGTCTTGATGGTCGATGAACCACCAGAAGCAAGAGTGTAAGCCTGTGTAGATCCAGCGCCAAGCGTGGCATTGACCTTTGATGAACTACCGCTCCCAAGGGTGTAAGACGCGGTGCCGGTTCGGCCGCTCAAACGACCATTCGACTCGGTAACATCACCGCTTGGGTCGAGCGTGTACTTGAGGGTCTTGGAGTTCCCAGCCCCCATATTATAGGTCGTGCTACCAAGTCGTCCTAGAGTCCAGTTCTGCTCTAGGCTGTCGCCAGCTCGGATGGTCTTGGTGAATGGAACCCCAGCGATGACGTACTGGGTGGTGACAAGGCCACCATTAGGGTTGAGGCTGTACTTGGTCGTCCCGGTAGATCCCAGCGAGTAGTTGGTGGTCGTACCAAGCCTTCCGTTGGTGATGCCAGCCTGTCCGCTCTTGTTGATGGTTCCCATTAGGTGGATAGGGTAACATACCCGCCCTCCTGCATAAAGCCATCATTGGTTGTTCCTGCAACAACGGAGTCCCCGGTGTATCTGGCGTACTCCGTGATGAGCGTCTGCTTGGAACAGGTGACAGTAGGATTGCCTTCTGCGTCCGGGCCGAAGTTGTGTGAAGCCCAGATGACTGTGCCGTTCCTAACGGAGAGCTTGTTGTCAACGACAACAATCTGGAACTGTTCGTAGACTGGCTCTACAGGGGCTACCTGTTGGGCGATAGGCGTAGCCTCAAGAAAGACTTGCCCGGTGGAGGTGACTACCTGGATGACGCCATTGGACGGCTGGTTGATGCCAGACGCCGCCGTCACTTGCATCCTGTTGAAGTCAGCGTTGCTGAACGACGACTGTAGTCCGGGTAGCGACATAGTTTGTTACGAGACGTTCTGTCGGGCCTTGGGGTAGATGTCCCTATCCCAACCAGCCCAACCAGAAAGCATAAACTCGGCTTGGATCTTGTAGATGGAGCCGTACATCTCGACGTTGCTGGCGATGCACAGCCAATTGCGCTGGGCAGGACGCGGAACGTTGCGGTCAACTACAGTATACCGGCGGTCGATGCTGGTGGCGATTGTGTTGTATGGGGCAGGGACTTTGAGTTCGTCAAGGTCGCCGCTGAACACATTCCAGGTGGCACAGGCACAGGCTTCGGCAGTTGACTGATTGGTCGTGTAGCCCATACACTTCAATGTGATGTTAGGACGGAAGTAGGTCTTCACGCCAGCCTTGATGTTGATCTTCTTGTTGACGTCGTTCTGCGGAAGGAATCCGATGAACTGATAGGCAGGAAGCGCACCCTTTGCTAATGCGCTATTAACGAAGAATGCGTTATTTAGGGTCTGCTCCGGGTCTGGTTTTGCAGGGCCAGCAAGTACTTCACCGATATTGGAAACAATGAGTCGGCTGAAATTCGGGTGCGACTCGATAGGCTCGGAGGCCGCGTTAGATGCGACTGTGCATTGCCAGAAGGTCTGCGACTGACCCTTGGTGATCCCGACGTACTCCGCGTTGACAGTAATGGTGCGCCCTTCGTTGGCGTTCATCGAAACCCGGATGAGGGTCAGATGTTCGTAGCCAAGAACGAGGCAGGGGTCGCCACGTTTCCAGTCCTGCTCAAAGGTGAAGTCCTCCTGCCAGTCCAGGATGTACTTCACGGACATAGTTGCGAGGCCATAGCCATCGTAGTTGATGGTGTAGCCAGCCTGTGTGACAGGGTTGGTAAGCGTGTCGCCGCGCTTCGTGAGCATCGCCGTTGAGCGATTTAGTGAGTAAGGGGTAGGCATATTACATTACGGGGAATCCGTACAAGATGGCGGCGTCGTTTGCGTTGGGATCTAGCGATACAGGTCTAACATTGCCAGACCTGTCGGAGTGCATAGCGATTCGTTCTAGAATGGGAAGCGCGGCGGCCGTGTTGTCGGCGATTCTGGCTTGAGGGTCTTGAGCCATAGCGGACAGGACATCACCACCGCCCATAGCTTGCAAGGATGTAGCCCAAGCAACTTGCTCTGAGCGGAAACCGGGCATACCAGACTTCCTAGAACCCTCGGCCATATCGGCTAGGCCGTTGATAATTTGAGCCAACTTGCGGTTGTCTTCGCTGGAGTCGGCGAACTTCTTGCCTGGATTCTCCATCTCATATTCAGCCGCCTTCTCCTTATAGTTCTCAAGTTCGGCCTTGTAAAAGTCCATAATGCTTTCGCCTTCCCCAGAGTAACGTCCGTAGTAGGCCCTAGCGGTCGCCCTGTCCTTCTTGTTGTTGTAATCAGAATCCATCTGGAAGGTTCTGAACATATACTTCGACGAAGTGTTCAGAATGTCGGAAGCGATACCAGCTCCGATGACTCCAGCGTAGGTTGCCATCTTCTTCGACCCTTCGATGTTTCGCTTGAAGTTGGCCGCGCTCTGGATCTCATCCTTGCTCATCACAAGCGACTCGTCGCCAAGAGCCTTGATGGCTTCCCGGCCCTGCTTGAGCATCGGAATCATAGCATTGAAATTGCTACCGAAGATGCTGACGCCAAGGTTGGCCATCTGGATGTCGTCGCCGGTCTGCTGATAGAGGTCTGCCATCTTCATCAGAACTTCGCTGGTGCTGACGCTCTTGTTGCGGATTTGCTCCATTGACACCCCAAGCCTGGACAACCCAAGCTGGACGCCTCCGCCGTTGACCAAGCCCTGTCCTAGGCGACGGTTGCCCTCGATGAGCGCCCCAGTGATCTCTTCAAAAGAGATACCCTGTTGCATACCGGCGTTGGTGAGTTTCTGGATGCTCTCGACACCTACGCCGCTACGAAGGGAAGCAAGTTTCACCTTCGCCGCGTAGTCAACGGCATCCTGCACGACGTTGCCTATTACGTTCATCAATTGAACGGCCATACCAAACTTGGTGCCTACTCTGTTGGATTCTTCCCCGGACGGAAGAGGAGGCTTCGGGGGAAGAGGAGGGATGGGAGGCTTCGGTGGTACAGTATCAACGTCGATGGCACCATCGCGCCAATCACCACGCTTCCCGCCACGACGCGGGCCAAGCGGGCCTCCTGGAGCGGGAAGAGTAGGAAGGCCGCCACTAGGTGGACGACCGCCGCCGCCGCCGCCCATCCTGTTGATGTCCATAATAGCGTTGGATACCGCAGAGGTATCAGCGCTAAATGTTACTTTGACGTCGTCAGACATTGTTTTGTGCCTCCTGTTTCTTCATCTCCTCGACGGCAGCTTTGTGGGCTTCCATCGTGGCACGATCCTCATCGGAGACAACCCGGATGTCGGTGCCTTCGTGAGCGAGGTTGCAAGTGTATAGCCAGACTGCTTCGGCCTCTGGCATAGTCCAGGCTTGATCGTAGGAGACTCCGTTGCGGACTAGGTTGGCCACGACAGTCATATGCCAAGGGATTCCGTTGGGGTGACCGCCACCTTCCTTTTCCCAGAAGATGGGCCAGTTGGCGTTTTCGTTGATATGCTCTCGGATATCCTCGATGATTGAGTACATCGCTTCATCGTTCTGACGAAGCATCAAGATGGCCTCGACCTCGGCGTCGTTTGGCGCCCGGTGCATCTCATCCTTGTCGAAGGTGGACATCACGCGGACGGCGAAGACGATGTCTTCGACAGTCGGCTCCTTGCCAGTCACGAAGGGGGAGTTGTAGTACTCAAGCACTACCCGCTGACGGATGCAAATCGGCAAAAGCGTACGCCCAAGAATCTTTCGACTCTTGGGGTTGTACGCGACTGCCTTGGCGAAACGGCTGTTCATCAGCCGTATCGATTAGGGGGCGGGAGGAGGATTGTCGATCTCCTGATACTTGACCGCTCGGACACTCAGCTTGCGGAAGTCCTGATTGGTACCACGGTCGGTGACTTCCTTGATGATGTAGGTCACGCCATTGTAGACGAGGCTATTGCCAATCGAGGGAAGAGTGGCGGCGGCAAGCAAGACGCCTTCGACGCTGATGTCGATGCGAAGGTCATCCAGGCGGTCGGTGATGACGCGGCCGGTCTCGTCCTTGATTTCAACGTCAAGGGCGGGCTTGCTGGAGATGTCGTCGGACTGGACGGTGAACACTAGACCGCCGGTTCCACGGAGGCCGAAGATGTGGGCAATGCCCTTTGTGACAGGAAGAGCCATAGGTTTGTAATTAGCCCAGAGTCAAATCAAGGAGGGCAGACGGCCACTAGGTTGAATTCGATGGCATTGCCGTACCGGCGCTGACTCATAGCCTCGTCGTCGGCAACGATCCAGGCGGAGTACAATTCCCCTTCCCCTGGACCCCAGTAGGCCTGTAGGGTAGGGACATCGGCCATACAGGCGTGGATGGCGTCCACACGGGCGCGGTGCGTCTCTAGTGTCTCGTCGTCAGCAGAGGTGTAGACGAAGACCTTTAGGGCCACACGGTAGTTCCCCTGTGGGTTGGAGCCTAGGGCCGGGTCTGGGCGGGCAGAGTCGGCGTAGACTATGATTAGGGGAATTACGCGGGTCTCGTCCGTGACACCCTTGTGGATAGTCACATTGTCGTTCCCGGTGAAGATGTCGGTGATGTATTGGGTCACCTTGTCTTCGATGATAGATCGAATGGCGTTGCTCATTGTTAAAAAGGAAGGAATTCGCCGCCACCAGCGAGGGGGCCGCCAGTACGAGATAGCGCCCAGTATTCACGCAGTCTACCAGAATTGATGAGTTTCTGGGCGATTTCGACACGCATCGAGTAGGCCCGGTGGTAGATGGCGTATCTGTACCAGATCCAGGCGACACCGCCGCTGGTCTCAGCGGTATGTCGTCGGTGCGCAGAATTGCCTACCGTGATAGCAGGAGTCATCTTCTCGGCCAGTTGGTTGACGACGATGCCTGTTCCCCATTGGTTGCCGATTACCCAAGAAGGAGCCTTAACGTTGCCAAGCTGCTTGCCGGCCGTGTACCATCCGGCTTTCAGTTTGCCCACTCGCTTTTGAACCCTCTTGATATAGGATGGAACCTTGCTGTCGTAATCGACAATAAAGTACGGCTT